GGTTACAACCACTATGAGATATGGTAAGGTTGTAGAAACTATAAAAGAGGTTACAGAGAAAGAACAGGCTCCAAATGTTACTGCCATTCAGACTTGGTTATACAACAGATGCAAATCCAAGTGGAAGAATATGTCTGGTAAGTCTGCTATATTTGATGAAATGCAGGAAGATACCAGTATTGAGATTACTGTAAGGAGAGCCGAAGGTAATGAAGCTACTGTAGATACAGAAAAAGAGATTCAGCTCCGCAAACGTACTAAATCCGAACAGGAAGCATACGATGAAGAGGTAGCTAGAAAACATAAAGAAGATGAAGAAGAAGCATTAAGTACCACAGAGGTTGAGGATTATGAAGAGTGGCCCGAAGATGAGGATGATGAATAATATGTAAATATATGGTAGGCATCTAGCGTAATGCTATTTGTCTACCTATGTTTCGCTAATGGAGGACTAATAGTGAAAATAACTAAAAAGGTTAGTCCTGCCTTTGAAGATTTTATTTTTAACTGGGATTATGAAACATATCTGCTCGTCGGTGGATATGGTTCAGGTAAGAGTTATCATATTGTTTTCAAATTGATAACCAAGTTGTTGGAGGAGAAAAGGAAGGTACTAGTAGTTCGTCAGGTCTATGATACAATATATGAAAGCTGTTACGATCTGTTCTGCGAGATACTTGATGATATGAACCTGTTAACTTATGACTACCCCGAATTTAAGAAGAAAAAGAACTATAAGTGCTTAGCCCTTAAGTCCCCGCTTCGTATTAGGTTTGCAAATGGTAGTCAGGTAATATTCAAGGGTATGGATAAGCCAGAGAAAGTAAAGTCCATCAATGGTGTAAGTATCGTATGGATGGAAGAGTGTTCAGAAATTAGTGCAGAAGCATATAAAGAGTTGCTTGGACGTATCAGAACTCCTAATGTAAGTATGCACTTCATTTTGAGTTGTAACCCAATAAACAGAGAGAACTGGGTATTTACACATTTCTTTACGAGGACAGATGCTAATGGATATGACCATGTTATAATGCCGGAAGAGAAATTCTATAATAGTAAGTGTGTTATAAAGAATGGTGTATATTACCATCATAGTACCCCTGGTGATAATCCATGGTTACCTTGGCAGTATCTCAGACGACTTGACGATTTGAAAAACTATGACTATCCATTATATATGGTAGCCAGGTGGGGTAGGTTTGGTGCTAGTGGTTCCCGTGTACTCCCCCAATTCAAGATTGCTCCTCGTGCCGATTTGTTTGTAAGAGCAGTCAGAGACCTTGGCCCAGAAAATCAGTATTTTGGTTTCGATTTTGGTTTTGAAGATAGTTACAATGCCATTGTGTGTATGTCTGTCGATAGTCAAAAAAGTATATTGTATATTTGGGATGAAATATATGTGAACCATTTGACTGACCCTCAGATGGCTAGACTACCAAAGATGCAGGCTTTAAAAGACAGACTTGATAGTTATTATCAGCAAGGCTATAATAAACTTATAGTGGCTGATAATGAGGACCCAAAAGCAATTCAGTACTATCGTCAAATGGGTTTCTTGATGCGACCTTGTAGAAATAAGTTTTCTGGTTCACGACTTTCAAATACAAGAAAAGTAAAGAGATTCAGAAAGATATATGTAAGCCCTAAGTGTAAGAATGTAATAAAAGAACTTAAGGACCTTACATATAAGAAAGATGCTAATGGTAAAATAATTTATGATGAGTTTAATATTGACCCGCATACGTTTTCTGCTATATGGTATGCATTAGATACTGTAACCGTGGCCGACGTTAAACTCAATAGAAATTATCATAGTAAGAAAGGAGACGTTGATGATGAATACTTTTAATGAAACAAAAAAGGATATGATTATTCGTAAGCTTACAAGTAGAAAGCTCTGGGCAGCAGTCGCGTCTTTCGTGGCTCTGCTGATTGTGGCAACTGGCCATACAGAGAGTGAAGCTGCTCAGATGACAGCTATCATTATGGCAGGTGCTTCTGTTATCGCATATATTGTTGGTGAAGGTCTTGTCGATGCTAGTAATGCCGGTACTGTAATTACGGAGGATGAAGATGAGTAATGTTGAAATTCTTAGGGTTGCAGACCTTAGCTATTTCAATAAGGTAAAAGATTGGTCTAAGGTCAAATCATCGGTAGATGCAGCCATTATTCGACTTGGTTATCGAGGTTGTACTACAGGTAAGATTACATATGATGAACAGTTTGTAAATTTTATAAATGCATGTAAGAAGTTCGGTATTCCTTATAGTATTTATTTCTTCCCGACATCTATTAGTTTAGCAGAGGCAGATGAAGAAGGTAAGTTTATTGTTGACGCCATAAAGAAATATGACCTTAAACTTAGTTTGCCTGTTTTTATTGATTCAGAGGTTGTAAAGAGAGATAAGACTGGTAGGTCCGATAGGCAGGGTAAAGAAAACAGAACAAGATTCCATAATAGAATATTTGCAAAACTTAAGGAGGCAAATATTCCGTATGGTGTATATGCTTCTACAAATTGGTATAAGAATAACCTCGTTGATAAAGACCTCGATGCCGGATGTCAGAGGTGGGTGGCTCAGTATGCAAGTAGATGTCAATATAATGGTGTTTATATCATGTGGCAGTATACATCTAAAGCCAATGTAAATGGTATAGATGGTAATTGTGATATGTCAGAGTGTTATGTTCCACTTTATAAAATTGATAGTGATAGCAAGGAAGAAGAAAATAAAGTTTCTGCTCCAACCACAAATGATATTGTTGAATCTGCTATGAAGTGGATGGAAAATGCGGCTGCCGATAAAAAGCATGGATATGACCAGAGATACAGGTGGGGCGAAAAAGGCGATTATGATTGTAGCTCTGCGGTAATTACAGCATGGCAGCAGGCCGGTGTTCCAGTTAGGACTGCAGGTGCAACATACACCGGTAATATGAAGCATGTATTTTTAAATCATGGTTTTGTAGATGTTACTGGTATTGTAAATCTTAAAACCGGAGAGGGGCTTGTTCGCGGTGACGTTCTTCTTAACATCGTTCATCATACTGCTATGTATTGTGGACACGGCAATGAAGTAGAGGCAAGCATAAATGAAAAAGGTACTGCCACAGGTGGCGTTCCTGGCGACCAGACAGGAAGAGAGTTCCTTGTTCGCTCTTATAGAAATTACCCTTGGAATTGTGTGCTTAGATATGTAGGTACAAAAGATGCTTCTGGCCGTGTTACTGTTGATTATGTTAAGCCATCTAAGATTGTTAAGTTTGAGGGTATTGTAAATACAAAGAGAGACCCGCTTAATGTTAGAAAGGGACCTGGCACAGAATATGGTAAATGCCAGACTTTTGGCCCGCTTTCAAAAGGTACTGTTATTTCTGTTTGTGATATTACAAAAGACAGATATGGTGCAGAATGGTATTATATTTGTTATAAAGGTGTCAAATACGGTTTTGTTAGTGCCTCTTATATAAAGATTAAAGATTAAGGAGGTTATGTATGGCCGGTATACTTACTGAAGAGCAGATTATGGCTTTACAGGAAGTTGATGATGAACAGTTTGTTAGAGTATATTCAAAGGTTCCACATCAGCTTATAAGAGCAGAGCTTGATTCTGCATCAGTAGATGGTTATTTACAGGAGCTTAATCAGATTTGTAAGTATTATAAGATTTACAAGAAGGGTAAGAATTTTTCACTTGAAGGTTCAAATGGCGATTATGTTCCTGCTAGACTTAAGTATAAGCTTTGTGCATCACTTATAAATAAGCAGGCAAGATTCCTTTTTGCAGAAAGGCCTGATATTACTGTAAAGCCTAAGGGCGACTTAGGTATGATTACAGAGGACACAAAGAATATGCTTACGATAATGAATGACCTCGTTAGTACTGTTCTTACAAAGAATAATTTCGAGGAAATTCTTATTAAAGGTGCTAAAGATTGTTTCATTGGTAAGAGAGTTGCATGTCTTGTAAACTTCAATGAAGATGATGGTGTTACAATTACGTTTATACCATCACTTAGATTTGTTTATGAAACAAAGCTTAGCAATCCTAATGTTCTTACAAAGTTTGTTTGCTTTATTGTAGCAAAAGATAGTTTATCTCTTGTAGATAAGCGAATTTTTAAGAAGAAATATACATTAGATAATGATGGTAAGGTTTATATTGAGGAAGTAATATATGATGGCACAGGTAGGGTTATAGAGCGAGTTACAGAAAAGCAGCCTATTAAACTTGATTTTATCCCTGCTGTTGTGATGATTAACGATGGTCTTACCGGTGATGAGTTTGGCGAATCAGAGGTTGAATTACTTGCCGACTATGAAGAGTGGTATTCAAAGCTTTCTAATGCAGATTCTGATGCAGAAAGAAAGTCAATGAATCCTACTAAGTATGTTGTCGATATGGAAAGTAATTCTACAAAGAATCTTTCTACAGCTGCAGGTGCATTATGGGATTTAGGTTCTGACCAGAATCTTGAAGAAGCACATACAATGGTTGGCTTACTTGAACCTCAGATGAACTATAGTGCTGCACTTAAAACTTCACTTGATAGAATTAAGACTGCCGGTTATGAGCAGGTTGATATGCCTAATATTACATTAGATGCCCTTCAGGGTTCTATTACAACCGGTAAAGCATTGAAGGCTATTTACTGGCCCTTGATTGTAAGATGTAAAGAGAAGATGAAGGTGTGGTCGCCAAGACTTGCCAGAATGGCCGAGATTATTATTCAGGGTGCAATTGTTTATCCTAAGTGTGTTGAGCAGTATACATCTGATATTGTTCAGCCTGTTGATTATGATATTTCTGTTGAACAGAATACTCCACTTCCTGAGGATGAAATTGAAGAAAAGACGACAGACCTTGCAGAGGTAGAATCTCTTGTAATGTCAAAGAGGTCTTATATGAAGAAGTGGCGTTTCCTTACTGATGACCAGGTTAATGAAGAACTTAATCAGATGGCATATGAAAGACAGGTGCTCGAGGATAGTTCATTTAATAATGGTATGAATGGCGATAATTCCCCTATGGGTATCAGTTCTGATGATTTTAGTGCTGCTGGTGTAAATTCAATTAAGAAGGATGGCACACAAAATTCAGAAGGTAATACAGATAATACAAATGGCAGTGGTGCAGTTGGTGGAGACACGCTTGCGTCTGCTTTAGGTGTCGGTAGTATTTCTGGTGCTGAAGAAATTAAGGAGCTTAATGGTAGTCAGATTTCTAGTCTTATTCACATTCTTAATAATTATAGGACCGGTGGATTTAGCAGAGCGCAGGCAATTACACTTATTAAGTCTATGGGGTTATCAGAACAGTTTGCTATTGACCTTCTTGAAGAAGAAAAGAAGAAGGGTGTGATTTAATGCCCGAGGTTTTCTTACTTGATATAATTGAGGAAAGAGAAAAAATTAACAAGAGGCAGAAAAAGGATATAAGAAAGCTTTATAATGAGTGGGCTAGAGAAATTAAAGACCAGGCTAAGTATTTTTCAAAGTCTGGTTCTGCTGGTTCTATTGAACAGCAGAGAGAGCTCGCCAAGCTTTATTATCAGCTTAGGAATGCTTCTAAAACATTATCGGCAGAAATATCTTCGTCTGTAAATGTAAATGCAACCGATATGGCAAATCAGACTGTCAGGTTAAATAAAAGATGGCTTGACAGTCTTGGCCTATCAACCACTCAAGTAGCCGATTATAAGTTTTCGTTGGCAAAGGAAATGGCTGTTAGAAGTATACTTACAGGTAGTGTATATGATAGTGGCTATTCATTGAGTACTAGGGTATGGAAAGCCGTTGATGGTAATATGAAAGATGTTTATCAGATAGTGGCAAAGGGAGTCGCTGAGAATAAGAATGTTTATGAGATAGCCAAAGAGCTTGAAAAGTATGTTAATCCCGATGCAAGATTACCGTGGAGAGTTTATTATAATACAAATAGCGGTGGTATATATAGAGTTCATAATGCCACTGTTGATTATAATGCCCAAAGACTTGCAAAGACAATGATTCAGCATACGTATCAGCAGACATTAGTTGCCGTAACAAGGGATAATCCATTTGTTGATGGATATGTTTGGCACGCCGATGGTGGACATCCATGTCAGCTGTGTATGGATAGGGATGGTAATATATACACGGCCGACGATTTACCATTAGACCACCCTAATGGTCAATGTACAATAGAGCCTCATATTGATACAGAAAAGGCAAAGAAAGACCTAGCCGGCTGGTATGAGAATCCTATATTATATCCAGATATTCAGTCATTCACTAATGGTATGAATTTCAGGCCTAGTGGTTCCTAGGTTCAATTTTTATTATCTAGTCTAATTTCTATATGGTCAGATTCTATTGATTGAATTTAGGGGCCATTTTGAGGTCCGTATTTATTTGTATCTTAGAAATATTTTTAAAAAGTTTAAAAAATTTATTGACATGTTTTATATTGTATGATATAATGAAATATGATTGGAGTTAGACATGGAAAAAGAAAAGTTAAATAGTTTTAGTGTCAGGTGCCATGAATGTGGGTATACACTTCCAGTAAAGGAAGGTGCATCTAGTTTCAAGTATGGAGCAGAGTATAAAGATAAAGATGGGCAGTCAATATGGCTTACATATTTCGATTGTCCTAATTGCGGTAAGAGACATTATGTACAGATAGATGATTCTACAAGTAAAGAGTATCTTAAAAAGGCTACAAGTATGTTTAACAGGCTTGCGGTCATCAGAAGAAGAGGTTCAACTATATCTCAAAGGCAGGTTAATAAACTTGATAGTGTTAAATGCAAGTTATCAAGTGTTAGACTTGAGTTAATGCAGAAGTATTCTGATAAAGAGTTATATAATGTTTCTGATTGTAAGTGGGAGAGTATTAAGTTTTCTGTTTGTTAATAAATTAAAAGTTAAATAGGTAGAGTTTTATGTTGTTTATAACCACCATGGGTTTCATGGATTTTATTATAAGGAGAA